AGACCACTCAAGCAATCCTCATGCCACTTAGGTATGCACTAGGATCATAGCAACTATGTATCTAATGCATACCTAAGTGGTCCTAAGTGGTACATAAATTGCATGTGCAAGAACCATGCCAACTATCCATGCGTACTCCTCATGTGGTCATATGTGTTACGCATGACTACTGGTGAAGACTTGGCATGAATTGTGCTTGAGTGGCACGGGGGGACCCCTAAGGAGTCCTTGATAATTTTTATAGTGCTTCATTAGCACATCAGAGGTGATTTTGGACCCCTCAAGACTCCTCAAGACCACTCAAGAAGTGTGATAAAATTATCACTTTAATAGGACTAATGTAAATAAATAGAAGAAAAAGGTTGACTTAAGAGGTCAGGGCGGGTACTACTAAAGAAGTCTAAAGAAATCTATAGTGGTACTATTGACTTTAGTCTAAAAATATGCTATAATATGTTTAGTTAAACAATTAAGTGATCTATTTAAGTATCTTAAGACAGACTAGAGAAAAACATTTAGTAAATCCTTTAAGTGATTACATTAAATATTAACCTCTAGAAAAACTTAAGACATATTAAAATATCTAAAGTTATCTTTAGTCTTCCTTAATGGATATTGATAAAGTATTATTCATTAAGGACAAAGCAAAGAAGGTAAGTTATGTCTGATAATGAGTATAAAGATTCTACTGAAAAAGTAGAAGGGAAAAAATTTAAAGCAGGTAATCCAAATTTTTATAAAGGTATGCCAGCTTTAAACCCCAAAGGACGACCTAAAGGCTCTTTAAACAAATATACTAAGTTATCCAGAGAGTTAATGTCCTCGAAAGGGCCTGAAATTGTAGAGAAAGTTATTGAATTAGCCCTGGAGGGAGACAGACACTGTTTAAAAATGTGTCTTGATCGTATTATTCCAACCTCCAAGGCTGTAGAAATTAAACATGAGCATGAAAACCTTGGCGTTAATATTATTGTAGAGAGCGTTAAGGCAATCGAAAGAAAAGAAGAAAAACAATACAAAACGATTGAAGGTGAAATTCTAGACCAAATGAACAGTGATGACTGAGTTAAAAGTTACTCTTCATGACGCTCAAATGGAAATCTTCAGATCACCTAAGCGTTTCAAAGTAGCGGCTTGTGGTAGACGATTTGGTAAATCTTACTTAGCTGCCTGGGTCTTGATTATCAAGGCTCTCCAATCTGAATCTAAGGATGTATTCTATGTAGCTCCAACTTTTCAACAGGCTAAGGATATTCTATGGAGTATCCTTAAAAAAGTAGGAAAGGAGGTGATCAAATCTACCCATGAGAATACAGCGACCATTACATTAGTAAATGATCGTAAAATTTATCTCAAGGGTTCAGATAGACCGGACACCCTTCGTGGAGTTGGTCTCGCTTATGTGGTTATGGATGAATATGCCTCTATGAAGGCAGAAGTCTGGGAGATGATCCTTCGGCCTACTCTAGCAGACGTTAAAGGTGGAGCGTTATTTATCGGGACACCTGCCGGGAAAAATCACTTCTTTAGGCTTTGGCTAGATGCTCAAAAACCTGAGAATTCCGAAGAATGGGAAGCATTTCAATTCAACTCTACTGATAATGCATTTCTAGACCCTAAGGAAATCGAAGCAGCTAAACAGAACATGTCTACTCAGGCATTTCGACAAGAATTTGAAGCTACTTTTGAATCCTTCTCAGGTGGTGTATTTAAAGAAGAATGGATTCAGTACGTAGACGAGAAGGCATTTGATGAAGGAAATAACCCCAGTATTACTGGTCATTATGTTATTTCTGTCGATCCAGCAGGGTTTGAACAGGCCAGTAAAGAAAGAGGTCTTAAGTCGTCTAAACTTGACGAAACCGCAATTAGTGTGGTTAAGATTTCTCAAGACGAGTGGTACGTAAAGGATATTCTACACGGTAGATGGGGCATTAAGGAGACTGCAGAGAAGATTCTTAATGCCGCTGAAGAGGTAGGAGCCACTACAGTAGGTATTGAGGCTGGAGCCTTGAAAAATGCCATAATGCCGTACTTAGAAGACTTAATGAGAATTAAAGGTAGATGGTTTAACATTACAGACGTAACACATGGTGGAAAAAAGAAGCAAGATCGTATCGTATGGGCATTACAAGGCCGTTTAGAACATGGTAAGATTAAGTTTCGTAAAGCAGATTGGAACCATAACTTCATATCTCAAATGTTGGATTTTCCAAACCCACTGTCTCACGATGACTTACTTGACTCTTTGGCCTACATTGACCAAGTTAGTGTAGTAGACTTTGCACAATCAATTGAATTAGATGAATGGGAACCTTTAGATAATGTCTCAGGATACTAAGTTAAGCTATATTGACCCTAAAGCAGCCTTAAGTGCTTGGGTAGTCGATAAAGTTACTACATGGGAAGAACACCGTAATACGAATTATCTCACTAAGTGGGACGAATATTACCGTATTTGGCGTGGTGTTTGGTCAACTGAAGACAAGACTCGTTCATCTGAGAATTCAAAACTAATCTCTCCTGCGACTCAGCAAGCTGTAGAGGCTACTGTGTCTGAACTGGAAGAAGCTATCTTCGGCAGGGAACAGTGGTTTGATTTACGTGACGATGTAGCTGATCAAGACCCTACGGACATTAAGGTTGTACGTACAAATCTTCAAGAAGACTTAGAACGTGCTAAAGTTAAAGACGCCATTGTAGAATCCTTACTGAATGCCGCTATTTATGGCACTGGTATTGCTAAAATTAACGTCAAGGAAGAAGTTAAGAAAAAACTTTCGGAATCTGCGATTCCAGGGACTCTAACTACAGATACTTTTGTCCAGAATGAAGACATTATTACGGTAAAGATTGAAGCGTTAACTCCTAAAGAATTTGTCATTGATCCGACTGCTACGTCAATTGAAGAAGCTTTAGGTGTAGCTCAGATCGTCATTAAGCCTAAGTATGAAATTATTGAAGGTATTCGTAATGGGATTTACGAAGATAAACCTGTTGGTAGTTTTGAGAAAATGGATTTAGGTTTTGAGGATGAAAACTCTTCGATTACCGACGATGACGATAAGGTTAAGATTACTGAATATTGGGGCCGTGTTCCAGTTAAGTTCTTAGAGGAAAAAGAAGACGAATTTGAGAGCTTTGACTACGATGAAGATGAACTTGTAGAGGCTGTTGTAGTTGTCGCTAATGACGGTGTAGTCCTTAAGGCTTCTCGTAATCCTTATTTAATGGAGGACCGTCCTTTTGTTGCTTATCAACATGATCGTGTACCGAATAAGTTTTGGGGTCGAGGCATAGCGGAGAAGGGTTATAACCCGCAAAAGGCTCTAGATGCAGAGCTAAGAGCGCGTATTGACGCTCTAGCCCTCACTACGCATCCTATGATGGGCGTAGACGCTACTCGCCTCCCCCGTGGTGTTAAGTTTGAAGTTAAAGCAGGTAAGACGATCCTTACTAACGGCGATCCTCGTCAGACCCTTATGCCGTTGAACTTCGGTAATGTAGCTAATACTACCTTTACTGAAGCTGCTGAGTTAGAACGTATGGTTCAAATGGGTACTGGGGCGATGGACACAGCAAACAGTAATTTTGCTAATCCTCGTAATTCCACTGCCTCCGGTATGTCTATGCTTCAAGCGGCTTCGATTAAACGCCAGAAGCGTACTATTATGAACTTCCAAGAAAATTTCTTGATTCCTCTTATTGAGAAGACTGCTTGGCGTTATATCCAGTTTGCTCCTAATCGTTACCCAGGCGGTGACTATAAATTTAAAGCGTATTCCAGTATGGGTATTATGGCTAAAGAACTGGAAATGACTCAGATGATCCAGTTATTGTCTATGACTCAACAGGGAACCCCTGCATTCGGTATTATCCTTATGTCCATCTTTGAAAATTCTTCCCTGTCTAACCGTGAAGAACTTAAAATAGCGATTGCTCAGATGATGCAGCCTGATCCGCAACAACAACAGGTTCAACAGATGGTTCAGCAGTTGGAGTTGATGAAACTTCAAATGGAAATTGAAGAGATGAAGGCAGGGGTTCAGAAAGAAATGGCTCAGGCTATGAAGTATCAATCTGAAGTTCAGGATAAACAGTCGCAGGATACTTTGGTTCAAAAACAAGTTGATCTTGCTGAGAAAATGGCTAAAATTGAAAAATTACGTGTGGAGTCCTCCAATATTACATCAGAGACCCAACGTAATATTCCTGAAATGCAGCATTTAGCTTCAGAAACCATTCTTAACTTAGCTAAGGCACGTATGTCGAATGCTAAGTGATAAGGAATTTTTAGAAAAACGTCTAGAACTTTTTACGTTAGAAGCTTGGAGTCTCTTTACTGAAGAGCTAACTCAAATGGCTGAGTCGTTAGAAAAGATTCAAACTATAGACGACGAGAGAACTCTCTACTTACGTAGGGGTCAAGTGGATATTCTAAATATGATTATCAATTTAGAAGAAACCACTAAATTAGCGTTGGATCAATTTGACGAATAGTTAAATCCCAACATGTGTGTAACTCCATAATCTTTCTAGGACGGAGGTCAGTATTATGAATAGTGTAGTTGTAGAAGAACCAGTTGTAGACGAAAACGAAGAATTTAATCAAATTGAGGACGAGGCTCCTGATATTGAACAGGAAGAACCTGAGGAACCTGAATTTGAACTCCCTGATAAATTCAAGGGTAAGGACGTAAAGGATATTGTTTCTTCCTATGAAAACCTTGAAAAAGAACTAGGACGTAAAGGTCAAGAGTTAGGGGAGCTTCGTAAGCTTACTGACGAAATTCTTAAACAACAACTTACCACTACTCAAAAAGAAACTGAGGAATATGTCGAAGAAGACATTGATTTCTTTGATGACCCTGACAAAGCAGTCAGTAAAGCCATTGAGAAGCATCCTAAGTTTCGGGAGTTTGAAGAGTATCAGCAGGTCGTTAAGGCTCAGACTACTCAACAGCAACTCCAACAGGAGCATCCTGACTACTTAGAAGTCGTTCAAGACCCTAAGTTTCAGGAGTGGGTCCAGCAGAGTCCTATCCGTACTCAGTTGTATGTATCTGCCCATAACTACGATATTAATTCAGCCAGGGAACTTCTTGGTACATGGAAAGAACGTAGCCTGATTAATAAAACTCAGGAAGTTGAAGCAGAAAAATCAGCTAAACGGGAAGCGGCTCTTAAGAACGGGAAAGGTGTTTCTCGTTCCTCTGCTGAATCTACAGCAGGTAAAAAAATCTATCGTAGGGCTGATCTAATCAGACTTAAGACAAATGATCCTTCCCGTTATGAGGCATTACAAGACGAAATTCTTCGTGCTTATGCTGAGGGTAGGGTTAAATAACCTCAGAAAGCTAAAGGAGAAACATCATGGCTTTGGGTTCTAACCATCAGACTACCACGACTGCGGCGAATTTTATTCCCGAACTGTGGTCCGACGAAGTTATCGCCGGTTACAAAAAGAACTTGGTCCTGGGCAACGTGGTCACCAAAATCAACCACAACGGCAAAAAGGGCGACACGATCCACATTCCGGCTCCGGTCCGTGGTTCTGCCAATCTAAAGTCGGCCAACTCACAGGTCACTTTACAGGGCGACACTCATTCGACTGTCAACCTGAGCATTGACAAGCACTATGAATATTCGGTAGTCATCGAAGACATCACCGAAGTTCAGGCTCTGTCGTCGCTTCGCCGGTTCTACACCGACGATGCTGGCTATGCTCTGGCTACTCAGGTCGATACGGACCTGTTTGTCCAGTCTGAGTCGCTGCAGGGTGGCACGAAAGGTGCCAACACCTGGGCTGCTGCCGTTATTGGCGGTGACGGTGTTACCGCTTATGACCAGACTGCCAATACCAACGCTGGTAACGGCTCCGACATTACTGACGCCGGTATTCGTAAGATGATCCTGACGTTGGACAATGCTGATGTTCCGATGGACAACCGTTGTATGGTTATCCCGCCGATTGCTGCCAACGACATGCTTGGCATCAACCGCTTTACGGAACAGCAGTACATTGGTGACGGTAGTGCCATTAAAACTGGTAAAATCGGTTCCATCTACGGCATGGACGTCTATGTGTCCAGCAACTGCCCGACTGAAACCGCTGCCGACACCAGCACCACGTATCGTGTTGGTTTGATGATGCATAAAGAGGCCCTGGCTCTGGTTGAGCAGATGGGTGTCCGTTCGCAGACTCAGTACAAACAGGAATACTTGGGTGACCTGTTCACTGCCGACACGCTGTATGGCGTTGGTGAACTGCGTGACAACGCTGGTGTTGCCTTCGTGGTTCCGTCCACCTAAGGATGACTTGAGGGGGTTCTTCGGAATCCCCTCATTCCTTTTATTTTTATTTAGGAGCTTTAGATGCCTACTTATAGTTACTCCTGTACTTCTTGTGAGCATGCACACTCTGAGGTTCGTTCATATGATGATCGTTTAAAGAAAACTAAATGTGACAAATGTGGGTCTGTTTCTAAATACATTATTTCTGCTCCTCAAGTTTGGGATGATGCCGACACTCGTTGGATTCGTCAACATGAGTGTGAAGGTAACGGCGTAAGGTCTCATGGCTGACGCTAAATATACAACTCCGGACGTTTCTAGAATTATTTCAGATACTTTTGGCGTTCATGTTATTTCAAATTCTACTGACGGTTTAACGTCTAAAACATCTCCATTTCCAAGTAGTGACATTTCTTTTTTAACACAATTAAGTAGTGGAAATGTTCCAAATTATAAAGCTATTTTTAAGTTTGGGTTTAATCCAGACATTAATGGTACAGAAGAAACGATTTGGGATGCTGGTGGCATTTATGCTTATCCCGCTGCTGCAATTCAAATGAAGGTATCCAGCAGCAGTACAAATGATACATCTGCTGGTACTGGTGCAAGAACTGTTGTAGTTTCTGGTTTAGATCAAAATTGGAATGAAGCATCTGAAACTGTTTCTCTCAATGGACAAACTGAAGTTTTAACGACAACAACTTTTATTCGCGTAAACCGTGCTTATGTTGCAACAGCAGGAAGTGGTGGAACAGCCGCTGGTGATATTTATGTAGGTACTGGCACAGTAACTGCGGGTGTCCCAGCTACTATTTATGCTAAAATAACATTAGGTCAAAACCAAACACTTATGGCTGTATGGACTGTTCCAGCGGGATATACTGGTTATCTTTTTAAAGGTAATTTAGGCACAGGCACACCAAACACAAACCAGTATCTTGTTACTCGTTTTGTTCAACGTTCCTTTGGTGGTGTATTTAGAACCGCTGCAAAGGTAACTATTCAAAGTGGTGAACTAGCTTTAAATTTTAAAGTACCAGTAGCTTTTTCAGAAAAAACTGATATTGAGGCACGAGCATATAGTTCAGGGTCTAATAACTTTGTCTCTGCTGACTTTGAAATAATTTATATTAAAAATGAGAGTTAAATTCAATGATGACACTTGAATCAGCTTTAATGGATACCAGCTACGATTTGGAGTTGGAAAAAATTAAAAGTAAAATTAAACAGTTATATGTTGATTTACTTTCAAAAACATACAAACAAGCACACCCAGGAGCTACTCCAGAACAACTTGAGTCCTTCATTGAGGACAATATGATGGAATTTCCTGAACATGAATCTTTTGATGATGATGTAGAAGGTCTTGAAAAGATTCTAGATTTACTGACTCATGAAGAAGACCTTGACAAAGTATCAGAAAAGGTGTATAATAATACTAACGTAGAAGAAACTAAAGAACTCTCTAGTAAATCTAAAGACTCCTTAAGAACTCCTAAGACTACTCCTTTTGATGTACCTAAAGGTGGTTTATTTAATGTTAAAGATAAACGATCTAAAGTATTCACTAAGTCTCTTAAAACTCCTAGAGGAAACATTAAAAGATTAGTAGACGACGATCCTAAAGTCCACACTAAACATCTTCAAGATATTTGGGATGCTGAGAGAGAAAAACTTTTAGAGTTAGTTCGTAAACGTAACAAAGAAAACCATGTGAGGTTCTGGTGAAACCAATTAAAGTCCGTAAGGCCGGTAAAATGGTCTCTAAAAAGAAAACAAAAGTTAGTGAAGAATCCCGTAAGAAGAATGCTTCTCGTTGGGTTTCTGAGCGTCGATTGACGTCCGAATGAAACGTGGTAAGATTAAACCTCTTGTTAAGGCGTTCCCTAAGGAGCGTACTCAAGTTTGGTCTAAACAACAGCTTTTTATTAAACTTTCTAACCAGAAACAAGAGACGAGAGAACCTTATTTATTTGGCTCGTCTCGTTCAATTTACACAATAGCTAAATTTTCATCCAGGTAGGAGTAGTAAATGAGTGATTATACAATCCAGGTAAGTTGGTCCGGTAAGGATGCTCTTGCTGATAGTGATCCGAATAAAGTTATTTCAGGTGCTGATTTTAATACTGAATTTACAGCTATTCAGACTGCAGTCGGTACTAAAATGGATAAATCGGCTAACCTGAGCGACGTAGTGACTCCTGCTACTGCTAGGGCCAACCTTGGTCTTACTATTGGTACTGACGTTCAGGCTTACGATGCTGACAATGTAGTTTCTGATGTTGCTAATGAGTATACAGCTACGCAGAATTTCAACGCTACAACTTTAAGCGACGGTGCGACTATTAACTGGGACGCTAGTGCTAATCAAACTTGTTCAGTCACTTTAGGTGGTAACCGTACTATGGCTGCTCCTACTAATCTAGTTGACGGTGCTTTTTATCACATTACAGTCATTCAGGACGGCACTGGGTCTCGTACTATTACCTGGAATAGTGTCTTTAAGTGGCCCTCTGCAACTGCACCTACGTTGACGACTACTGCTTCCGCTAAAGATGAATTAACTTTTCGATCAGACGGCACGAACATGTACAATGTTGGTCAAGCTTTGAACGTATCCTAAGGAGACTAAAGATGTACGCTGTATTGACTAAAAATGGGAATACATATGATCTTCCGGTTGTTAAGACTGGTAATTCTAATGTCGTCATTAAACATATCCAAGAACGTGATGATGTAACGTATCAAGCTAATATTGTACGAGTGTGGTCTAAAGATGAATTAAAGGACGTAGGTATTGTTCGATTCGCAGAACCTAAAGTTCCGACTGGAAAAATCGAAAGTGGTTCTAAAGAAGACACCCTGACTTCCTATGAAGTTACTAGGAAGAGTGTTTGGATTGATGATCCTGACTATGTTGCTCCAGACCCTGAGGCTTTACTACGGGAATCTTTAATTAAAACTATTAAGACCGAAGCCTATGAACGTATTATTCAAATCATTCCTGAGTGGAAACAACGCAACCTAACTGCTCAGGCTGCTCAGTTAGCTGAAAAAGGCCGTGTAAATTGGACCGCAGAGGAATTAGCTGCTTGGGACGCTGGTGTTTTGATTTGGGATCAGGTGTCTGTTATTCGTAGTAAATCCGATTCTTTAGAGCAATCTGTCCTTGAAATGACTTATGATGAACTTAAAGAATTTGATCCTCGTTTAGATGAGGTTTGGGTTTAATGCCTTATTGGGTAAAACCAACTGGAATTAGCGCAGCGGGCGGCTACGTCATCGAGGGCAGCGCCTACGGTGATGGGTCAAGCGGCTATCAGTCGGTGGCCGGGTCTGGCTCGCCGACCGACGATCAAAACGTCACTATTGAATTTTGGGTAAAACGTCACAAGCTCGGCACGGCGCAGACGATCTTCGACGCTTACCTAAGCTCCAATAACTACGTCTCCGTTTCTTTCGACGCTAATGACAAGCTTGATGTTCACCTGTACGGCGGTGGTTCTACTCTACTGCGACTTGTCACAACGCGCGTCTATCGAGACGTTGCGGCCTTTGTGCATATCGCGGTGACACTGGACCTTGACAACGGGACGCAAGCAGATCGTTGTCAGGTACGGACGAACGGCACCCGCGAGACGGCATTTGATACTTCGACGCTTCCTGCCAATACCACTACGGTTCACTATGTCGGTTACTCTGGTGCAACACATTACATCGGGCGTAATGGTGGTGGCTCCAACTACTTCCATGACAGCATTTCGCGGATCATTGTACAGGACGGGCAGACGACACCTGTTGGTCCGACAGACAACGGTGACGGTACGATCTCTGTTGCTGATCCGACCGCCACGATTGTTCCAGGTAATGACGGCTTCTGGTTCGAGGGCGGCGATCTTGCCGACGCCACTGCGACAGATCGAAGCTCGGCAAGCAACAACTTCACCAAGACTGGCACCATCACTGCCACCAACGACAGCCCGACCGACGATGCGGCGAATGGGTATGGCAACCGAGCCACGCTCAATCCGCTGTCTCAAGGCGGTGGCTCCGTCTGTACTGGCCGGGTGTTCTCGAACGGCAACCGCGAATACCAGGCACCCAACACTGCGACGGAAGGCGACCACACTCGCGCTACGATGACAATGCCGTTTCCAAACGACAAGCTGACTTATATTGAGTTCCGTGTCGGAACAAATTCAACGACACAAGGGGCTGGCGTCTGCTCAATCGACACCGACCACAATACGACGGTTGGCTTCGGTACGAATGACATTGGTGCCTACGACAGTAGTACACAAACTCGTATTTACAAAGACGGTGTAATTGTAGGAAGCGCATTTACGCCACGAATTGACACGGCCAGCACCGACCTTGTCTGCATTGCTTATAATGGCTCTGATGGGAAGGTTTGGATTGGCACCAGTGATGGTACTACTCGCACTTGGCGGGATAGCTCTGGCACAGGGCGCACCAGTGATGAACCGGGGAGTGGCACTAACCCAACGGCAACGTTGGACACTGGCATTCAGTGGTTTGCTTATGCTGCGGCGTATGACCAAGGAACAATGGATGCCCTAGTCGATGCCGACGACTGGGTACACACCGCGCCGAGCGGGGCCGTTGAGCTTTCGAC